TGCTGGTGCTGTGGTTGGAATAAACTTCCAATTCTATCCATCATATGGATCTCAGATCAATGCCAAGGCAGATGGCAAGACGAGAGCAGGTAGTATGATTGGTGACACTTGGCATGATCGTGCCAAACCTAACAAGAAATCTGCTGGTCCTAAGCAGGCATCTACCAAGGTATATGAAAACTCCACCATCACATCGATGCATGGTCTGCTACAGAACAACCCTGCAATTCTAGGTGGCATGGCTAGAGATACTTTCAACCCTCTGATTCCTAATGTCACGGGAGGGTATTGCGACACAGGATATCCTGAGGACTCAGCATCTGAATATGAAAGAGGAAACTGGCAAGGGTATCGTGTGCAGGTGTTGGGTGGTGACTATGGTGATTTTGTAAGAAGACATCTAGTCACACGATTCGATCAGGGTGATGGAACAATCCCTCAACGTAACACATTCCTCAACAAGTCTCCTGTCTGCTTTGCTAGACAAGAGAAACCCTGGTATGTAGTTGCTGACTGTCAGTCAACAGCAGCATCAGTATTCGATGGTGGCACAAACTTCTTTAGTGCAAATACTTTCACTCAGGACTACTACCTAGATGGTAATGAGTTTGAGAATGATGCTATTGAGAATGTGAGCGTAGCAGCTTCATTGTATGCAAAGGTTAGGATTGGATTCACCTTCTACTCCACTAAGGGAATCCCTAACGAGCAGGGCAAACCAGAGGGCGGTGTTGCCAACCCTGAGAGGTGGATGTGTGCCATCACCCTTATGGAGGTGCTACAGACGGGTATAGGATACTCTCAGGGGCAGGAGTATGATCTTACGTGGCCACCTAGGAGATACGACCAGGGAGCGACGGGCACCCTGTCTGCATACTTCTTGCCTAATGGCACAGGTATTCAGGTTGAGGGTGCTGGTAGTGGCACCATTACACTTGACTTTGATTGGGATGATCAACCCAGCACATCTGGTCAAGCAGTTGGTAAACTGGTTATTGAAGGTCAGACATTTGATCAGGGTAACAGCGAGACTGGCAACCAGACTCGATCCTTCTCTGTTACTGGTGGCAACAAATATCTTTGGACTATCAATGGTCAGGCTGGTCAATATGCAAATGCTAGAGAGGCATTTAACGCTGGTGACATTACATCACTTTCAAACTTTGCAAAGGATGTAATTGTACAAGGTTGGGATGATCATCCAGAATACCTTACTGATCCAGAGCTTCACCAACAAGCGGTCGGATATTTCCCTGATCCAGATAGCGAACATGGTCTACCTGATCGTGGTTTCACTTCACTCTTCCAAGTTGATGCAGACGATGATGAGCAAGGATTTACTTGGTTAGGTGGTGAGCAAAGTGGAGATGCTGGTTTCCGAATCAGAGACAGTGGTCAGACGATTCAATGGGATGACAATGCAGCGAATGGATTTGACGTTAATGCTACAATGGTAATTGCAGACCTAACTACTAGCGGTGGTGGACAATCTGCTGATGCTGCCTATAATGCAATGGAAGATCCAAACACATCACCTTACTACCCAGACATGAAGGGCAACTTTACGTTACCACGTAACCTTGCTGCATTCTATGAAAGAGATAGTATGAGGAGGAGTGCGAAGGAAGCATTCTATCAAGAATCACACAACAAAAACTCACCTGTGTGGTATACTAGCTCTGACAGAGACAAACACCGTGTTAAATTCAAACTAATCATCACACAAACATCGTAATTATGGCAGGATTTGGTAATACTGGACACGCAGAGAGGTCCATGGAGAAAACCTCCCGTGAGTTGAAAGCACTCAGGAGGATCATTGAGAAATACAAAGACGATCCCAAGGGTCGTAAGAAGATGATGAAGAAAATGCAGAAGTATTGGAGGTCTAACCTTGCAGAGGTGCAGGGTATGGATCACAAACCTGGCAAGACTCAAGCATTTGGTGGTGGGTTCGTGCCTGTTGGTATGATAGAAGACCTGGAGGCAGTCCAGAAGTCACTCTCCCCTGCAGAGGACACCCAAGAAGATGTTACTCAACCTGAAGAGAATCTAACGACTGGACAAATGTCAGAGATTCGTGATATAATTAGTAAGTCCAAGGAACTTTCAGACCATGATCAATCTGCACCAGAAGTATAATCACTATCTCAATACGGATAAACTTCTGGACTCAGATGACGTGCATGAGCGCATAATCACCTATGGATGGACAGATGATGGAGTGGATCTCACTGGATACTATGTCTTGACAGAATGCCATGAGCTGCACTATGATCTGTCCGAGCAGTTGATCAAGAAGGTTAACCGTTGTCCAACTGGCACAAGGGATTGACATTTGGAGATTAAACTGCTATAAATAACCAACCGTGACCAACTAAGGTTACGGATTGTTACAGACTACACACGGGGAGAGTCGAATCCCCTATCATCTGTGGGTAAACACTCCACAAGAAAACACTAAGAGGTATTAATTCAATGATCAAAACTGCAATCGCAACTCTCGCCGCCACTGCCGCAATTGTGGCTCCGTCTGCTGCCCTCGCAGGTCCCTACGTTAACGTAGAAACCAATGCTGGTTGGACTGGCGCAGATTATTCTGGTGCCGCGACGGATTTTCACGTAGGGTATGAAGGTGCTCTGGGCGAATCCGCTTCATACTATGTCCAGGGCGGCGCTACTTTGGTTTCTCCTGATGGCGCTGAGAATGACACGGTTCCTTCTGGTAAGGCAGGTGTCGGTGTTTCCCTGAGCGATGCTCTGGGTGCGTATGGTGAAGTCTCATTCGTGGGCAGTGGCGATGACAACATCGACCGTGGCTACGGTGGGAAACTGGGCGTCAAGTATTCTTTCTGATATATAATTTAGACGGAATCTGATGCTCTGTTGAGGGTCCTTCGGGACCCTTTTTTATTCTCTCTCATATATTACGATGGCAAAACCTGGCAACACAGCAATTTACACACGACCTGGGTGTCCTTTCTGCACTAAAATTAAAGAAGTGTATCGAATGAAAGGTTATCCCTTTGCAGAATTCACATTAAATGTTAACTTTACAAGAGACCAATTCTATAAAGAGTTTGGTAATGGTGCTACCTTCCCTCAAGTTCTAATCAATGGACGACAGATGGGTGGATGCACTGAAACTGTTAAGTATCTGAGAGAAAACAACTTACTGTGAAGACAAAAGACACAACTGAAGTCTATCAACTGGTAGAGCGAGCACTCGATGAGGCAATGCTCAATCAGAAATTTTTATTCAAGATGTACAACTATCTCAAGCAAGCGAAGTGGACACGACGTGAAACAAATGATTTCATTGAGTCATCCACTGCAGCACAACTGAGTAACACCGTGGAGGAGTTAAATGGTTACATCAAAGGGGGGGACCCAGTGCTACGCGAAGCGTATGGTCACATCCCCAAACCTAAGGCAAGAAAGATCAGAGATTACCTCTACAGCATCCTGGAGGGCGCTTGGCAGTATCATGCCGAGAGGAAACCTGGAAGGCGTAAGAAGGTTGCTAAATAATTTTAACAAGACTTAAGGAGGCATCATGGCTGATCTTACATTTCTGTACATTGCCTTCTTTCTTACCCTAGGATCCTTTCTTCTAGGGTTTATCGCATCATGGAACCTGAAGCATGTGTTTGATCTGTGGTTAGATAGAGCAGAGTATGCTGCTGTTGTTATGCACCCTGAAATGCAGGGTGAAGATGGCATGGCAGACCCAGCTGAGCTCCTCTACTTGCGGATCGCAGATGAAGATGATATGATTGATGACGAAGAGTGAATGTAAACCTACTATCTAAACCATGAAACTGATGATTTCTGAAGTGCTTCAGAAAGCACATAATGCTAAGACGAAAGCAGCAAAGATTAAAATCTTGCAAGACAACAACACCCAGACACTAAGGTCTATCTTCATCATCAACTTTGATGAGAGCATAGAACCTCGTGTCCCTATGGGTGAAGATGTCCCTTATCGTCCTAACGAAGCACCTGTTGGCACTGAGCACACACTGTTGGAGAAGGAGGGTAAGAAACTCTATCGATTCTTCAAGGGTGGTGACGATACATTGCCTGGGATGAAGATCGAGAGCATGTTTATTCAGATGCTTGAAGGACTGCATGAGAGTGAAGCAGAAGTCCTTATCAAAGCAGTGAATAAGACACTCCATAAGAAATACCGCATCACACAGTCAGTAGTTAAGGATGCATTTCCTTCTATTGAGTGGGGGGGACGAGCTCGATGAGTAGAGGGATTAAAACCTTACAATCAGATTGTGACCTTCAAGCAGCAGAGGATAGATCGCTACCAACGTCAGCGTTTATCGTTTGCTATCTGATTGAAGGTCAAGAGCACTATGACATCGTTACCAGCGGAAAGAATGTTGATATCTTTGACCATTATTGGGACAAGTATAAACATGATCTGAAATGGTACAAACAAGCAGAAGGAAGAATCAATCCCAAACTATGGCAAGATCCAAACAAACCCCCAGCAAAGGTAACCAAGGGCAAAGGATGACTAAAGGAGATCAAGTTTACTTCGACCCTAGACAGTCTGCTGAGCAGCAGATTGAAGACATGAAGGCAGCAGTGGATGCTGCCCTGAAGAAAGAAGAAGAGGAGCAGGAGAAACTGAGCAACATTGAGATGGGTAAATCTATTGTTGCAGGACTCGGCACCCTCTTCATCTCACCACTGGTGCTGATGTTTATCTGGAATATGTTTATGCCAGGTTTATTCGCACTACCTGTGCTAACCTACTGGACAAGCATGGGACTAATCGTAATCTCTCGCCTGCTTATCCCTAAGAATGACTAAAATTTCTCCTGTAGAGCACTCCTCTAAGGTGTGTATGGTATCTGTGACCCCTGATGCTGAGAAGCACATGGGATATGTTGCTCGTGTGAGTAACCCAAACAACCAGGACAACCCTGAGGTTGCTGGTCTACTGAAGTATTGCATCAAGCATGGGCACTGGAGTGTCTTTGAGCAAGCATTCATGACGCTTGAGATCAACACTACCAGGGGACTGGCAGCTCAGATCCTGAGGCATAGATCTTTCACCTATCAAGAGTTCTCACAACGCTATGCAGATACTAATCTGCTGAGTGAAATGATTGAGGTGCCTGATCTACGACTGCAAGACACTAAGAATCGTCAGAATAGTATTGACGCTGTAGATGTAGAGCAGAAAGCATTCTTACAGGGACGCATCCATCAATACTTTATTGAGGGAATGGATCTCTACAATGAATTACTGCGTGAAGGTATTGCAAAGGAGTGTGCTCGTTTTGTGCTCCCCCTTGCCGCACCCACCAGAATTTTCATGACTGGCTCTGTGCGTTCATGGATCCATTACATCCAACTGAGGTCTTCTAATGGCACTCAGCAGGAGCACATGGACATCGCTCAACTGTGTCAGAAGCATTTCATCTGTCAGTTTCCTACTATCTCTAAGGCACTGGACTGGTGTCCTGAGCAGGACTGTGGATGTAATGATGATGATCAATACTGGCAAGACATACAACCCTGTTTGAGGATTGACTAATGAGTTTCAAACTAATCAGATACATGATTACCTATTCGCTACCCGCTACAGGTAATCGTCGTCACCATAAGATCGTTGAAGCACGGTCACAGTCTGAATCAAAGCAACTCTTTGAGTCAGATATACCTACCGCTAAGTATATTAGCAGTCAAGTTATGCCCCAAAGCAGGAGTCTGTAATGCCTACATACAATGTAAAGAATCTTAAGACAGGCGAGAAACAAGAATTCTCTATGTCAATGGTCAACTATGATCAGTGGCGTAAAGATAATCCCGACTGGGATAAGGACTGGCAAGCAGGTATCGGTGGGGTAACCTACGGAGAACCTAAGCAGTCCGATGGTTTCAAAGAGGTTATGCAGAAGATGCAAGCCGACCACCCCGTAGCAAACTTGTCCCGTTACACCTAACCAACACCCTCTATGCCAACATCTGTTAAGTCCAAGACACGCCGTCGCTCCATGAAACTGGAGACACTCACAGCAAAGCAAATGAGAAGAAAGAAACCTATTAATCTTGAGCATCTCAAGCAGATTAATCCACTCACAGACAATCAAGAAACTATCTTCAACTCTTTTGCTGAAGGTAAAAACCTAGTCCTGCATGGTGCCGCTGGCACAGGCAAGACTTTTATTAGTCTTTACTTAGCATTGCGTGAGGTCCTGGACCCAGAGACTCCATACGAGAAGGTCTACATGGTCCGATCACTGGTGCCTACGAGAGAGATTGGTTTCTTGCCAGGTGATCACGAGGACAAAGCAAACCTATACCAGATACCATACAAGAATATGGTGAAGTATATGTTTGAGATGCCAGATGACAATGCGTTTGAAGCACTGTATGCTAACCTCAGAGCACAAGAGTCTGTCTCGTTCTGGTCTACCTCATTCATTCGTGGCGTGACACTTGACAGGTGCATTATAATAGTGGATGAGTTTAGTAATCTCAACTTCCATGAGCTTGATTCCATTATCACTCGTGTTGGTGAGGATGCTAAGATCATCTTCTCTGGTGACTACTCCCAGTCTGATCTACTGAAATCTAATGAGCGCAATGGCGTGCTTGACTTCATGAAGATCCTACAATCTATGCCATCCTTCGACTGTGTTGAGTTTGGTATCGAGGACATCGTAAGGTCTGGGTTAGTGAAAGAGTATCTTGTATCTAAAATTAACATGGGAATGTGAATGTCTTTTAATTATGTTGGTCCTGCTTCTCCTCTCACTGAGTTAGAGAGCAGGACTCTTCCTCACGGAAGGTTCTATAAGACCGATAGTGGTTGGATGCCTAGCGTCACAACTGTTGTCGGTCATAATACTAAGGCGGGTATCCTTGCCTGGGAGAAGAGAGTAGGATACACTGAGGCAGAGCGTGTCCGCCGTGCTGCATCGTGGCGTGGCACCCAATACCATACCATCGTGGAGCACTATCTAAACAATGACTTGGAGAAAATTAAAGAAAGCAAAGGTCTTCCCAAGTACCTTTTCGGGTTTGCTCGTAAGGATCTTGATCGTATTTCTAACATTCATTGTATTGAAGCCCCTCTTCATTCTCTTAAGTTGGGTCTTGCTGGTAGGGTTGATTGTATTGCTGAGTTTGATAACTCTCTAGCAATCATTGACTTCAAGACCACAACTAGGATCAAGAAGGAGGAGTATCTTAAGTCATACTTTGTACAGGAAGCAGCATATGCTTACATGTATTACGAGATGACTGGTGTTGAGGTAGACAAACTTGTTACATTATCTGTGGCAGAGGATGGGCAGATGCAAATTGTAGAGAAGTATGATAAGATACCTTATATGGATACCCTAATCAAATGGATCGAAGAGTATCGTTACTATGTCGAGGGACTTAAATGAAAGAGATTGAAGAAAAATTCATGACTCAGGGTAAGTTTACCTCACTCGTAGAAATGCGAGTCAAAGACTCCCAAGGACTCATCAACTACATAGAAGCAGTTGCGTCTGTTTGTGAGGAGTTTGAGATTGAAGTTGAAACTGTCAGTAAACTGATCTCTAAACCACTCAAGGACAAAATCAAATGGGACGCCCAGCAATTAAATTACATTAAACGAACGAGCAAAGCGATCTTGCCCCTATGACTGACAACGAATTTTTCAAGAGCGACGTAGTAAAAGATGAGGTAGAGCAGATTCAGGAGTGCTATACAGAACTCTTGAAGATGTCTGCTGGTCTTAAAGAGTTTGATCCAGAGCAGCGTCTGGAGCATGTAGAGAAAACCCTAGAGTTGATCGCCAAGCAAAAAGTATTTTACTCACGCTTGGCACTAGCATCTCATGGGATGGATCCTACTGATGAGAATGACAATGAAGCGAAGTATGTCAAGGATCGTATTGATCTCTTGTCACAGGAATATTCTGGTGGATTGAATCTCATGATGATCCTACAGACAATGGAAGACAAACTACAGGCGTGGCGTAAGGAGTTACGTGATGCCAAATCCTAACCAACTGTACGAGGACATGCAGAAACTCGATGACCTATACGAGGAGCTGCTGTGGGGTCCTGATGACGAGTTACAATTCACCCATGACGGTGAGAAGGTCCTGATCATAAACCGCACACAGGCGCTTGACAAACGCTAAATACTATGCCACTATAATACGGTGGCAAATACAAAACACACAACCACAACGGAGAAACACATGTCTTTTGCAAGTCTCAAGAAAAAGTCAGGCACGTTTGATAAGCTGACTCAACAGATTGAGAAGATGTCCAAACCCCAAGGCGCTGGTCCTGATGAGCGACTTTGGAAACCTGGGGTGGACAAGAGCGGTAACGGTTATGCCGTGATCCGTTTCCTCCCTGAGCCTGATGGTGAAGACCTTCCTTGGGCACAGGTGTGGAGCCACGCTTTCCAAGGTCCTGGCGGATGGTATATTGAAAACTCCCTCACCACATTGGGTCAGAAAGATCCTGTTGGTGAATTGAATCGCACACTATGGAATAGTGGTCTCGATGCTGACAAAGAGGTTGCTCGTAAGCAGAAGCGTAAGCTTTCCTACTACAGTAACATCTATGTCGTGAAGGATCAACTGAATCCTCAGAATGAGGGTAAAGTATTCCTGTATAAGTATGGTAAGAAGATCCACGACAAGGTGGTGTCCTCTATGCAACCACAGTTCGAGGATGAGACTCCTGTCAATCCTTTTGACATGTGGCAAGGCGCTGATTTCCGTATCAAGATCCAAACCATTGGTGGATACTGGAATTATGATAAGTCTGACTTCGCTGCACCTGCTACGCTGGGTGGATTTAGTGATGAGCAACTTGAAGATATCTGGAAGTCTCAGCATTCCCTCAAGGAATTCACTGATCCTACAGCATTCAAGCCTTATGAGAAGTTGGAAGAGCGTTTGAATATGGTCCTCAACAGGGGTCGTACTCAGGTCCGCACTCGTGACGAGTCCTTTGAGGATGAGTCTGAGGGTCGTGGCAACTTCAACTCTCCTGACATCATGTCAGTTGCACCACTGTCACAACCTGACACCACACCCAGTGGATTCGGTGCTAAGATTGAAGAGTTAAACAAAGCAGACGATGGTCCTGACCTGGACTACTTCGCTGCACTCGCCAACGACTGATGAAACTACTTGCCCTTCCCCTTCTGCTGCTACTGTCTGCGGCACCCGCCAACGCAATAACCTGGAAGGAATTCTGGGAGCCGTTTGATGGGGATCGGCATTACCATTACCATGATTCACACATCCACAGGGACTATTACAGACCCCGTAGACGCATGTGTGAGGTGCAAGTAACCCGACGTGTTTGGATCCCTGGCTATTGGTTAGGGCATCACCAATACATCGAGGGTTACTACGAGAAGCAGACACGTCTGAAGTACAGACCGTGCCGTTGACCTCATATATTATTTGACTTTTGAGTTACAGGATCGGCGGAAAAAAATTCGGGGTAATTTTTAGTCTCCAGGGTTTTTCCTAAATATCAAGTGATAAAGGATGTAATTAATGTTATCAACTGCTTATCGCCTACGAATGGAATTCATTTGTAAGCGCATTGCTAACGGCGAAGAAGTCAAACTAGACGACATGATCTGGGCAAACAAACTTGCAAAGGCAAATACCTCTGCTAATGAAATGTTGAAAATCGCACGTCGCCAGATTACATACAATATTGAAGAAGGCAGCACAGACGATTTTCTGAATAGGATGGGATTAGGTGATCCCGACCCATCCAACCACAAAAAGGGATTTACTGACGCCGACGACATTAAGAGTTGGTTTCATCAAGAAAAACCTGATGATTGGAGACAACGTGACTGATTATGTCTGTGTCCAAACATGGGATCCTATTTTTGAGTGTATGCGCTATCATTGGGTACACAAGTCAGAAGAGGATCCAGTGCAATTCGTGAAAAACCTCAATCCAGAGCAAAACGTGCTATGAGTAGCAAGATGATGTTCTTGGTTGACACTGGCAATGGCAGGTGTGTCAGTCATGATGGATATATTCAACTTGGTAGTTTCTCTCATAGTGTAGAGAAGCACCTTGAACTGTGTCCTGAGCAAGAGTGGCAAGTGACCTATTGGATGCCTGATCCATTTCGTATCAGATATCCAAGACCAAACTATCAACATACCATGAAGGCGAATGAAGGCTCCCCTAGGACCGATAACGCTACTGATAGCAGACCAAGAGACTTCCCTGATCAACCAACTGAAAGACTGGAAAGGACATTATGAATGATGCGAATATCACACCAGAAACTTATCAAAAGATGGAAGATGAGTTTCGCGAAGAGGGACTTGCTTTTACCATTACTATTCCTACACAGGAAGCAATTGATGAGTGGTATAACGCTCCTGCACTGCCTTACAACACACCAGAACCTGTCGATATGGTTGCTGAGATGTGGAAGAAGCATAGAGAGCAACCTGAATCTGGTCCTGAAGCAGATAAAATTGCAGGACTTGCTCTTATCAGAAGAGCAGGTGGTTTATTGAATGCTCAAGTTGAATACCTAGACAACAAAATTGTGATTACTTATGGATGACTTTAACCAACCACAGGAAAGACCAGGGATTGATGACAATTTTAAGAAGTTTGCAGTTCAGATACAACTAGATAATATATGCAGAATATTGGGTGGCGAAGCAACTCATTATATTTGCACCGATAAAAAGACTCAACATCAAAAATTTGTAATTACCTACGATCGTAAGGAGAAACAATCATGATCCCTCAGACCGCTGTAATCTATTCAAATGGAAGTCAAGAATGTGAAAGGGCAGCACAACTGCTACTATCACTAGATGGCGAATATCTCGAATATCGCCTAAATCAGCATTTTACGCAAAAATCGTTTGAAAACGAATTTGGTCAAAAAGCAGAATACCCACAAATCGCACTTGGAGCGCAACATGTGGGTAATTTGAAAGATTTGCTACATGTAGCAAAAGAGAAAGGACTTATCTAATATCCACCACCGCTGTAGGACGATCCTGAGGACTGTTGACCACTAGATGATCCAGCAGACCCATACTGATTAGTTTCAGTTGTATCCATTTGTCCTGCCTGCTCAATAGTTGCACTGCTAGTTCCTGTAGAGACGCTAACTGAAACAACGGTGCTACCATCAGCAAGTACATCACCTTCAGAGATAGTAGGATCGGAAGATCCGAAACTTCTGGAGGTGTATTCTGCTGAAGAGGCAAATTGAATTGAAGGTATTTGTCCCACAAGAGTCTCATACGTGGGTTTGACATTGGTAAATGCCTCTGCAACAGCTGCTGCAGTCTTCTTAATACCTG